TGGTGCAGTAAACGCTGAAGAACGAGAAAGAATTCGCGAGATTACTGAAAAAGAAAAGAACGCTATTATTGTTGCGAGTGTAGGTACCTTTAGCACAGGTATAAATATAATTAATCTACACAACATAATGTTTGCTTCACCTACAAAATCACAAATAAGAGTTTTACAATCTATTGGAAGAGGACTACGAAAAACAGAAGATGGACAAGGAACAACCATTTACGATTTAGCAGACGATTTATCATGGAAGAAGAAAAAGAACTACACACTAAATCATGCAATTGAACGAGTAAAAATTTACGCAAAAGAGAAGTTTAAATACAAAATACACGAGGTGCCACTATGAGTTATAACCCATCAGATTCGCTAAAAGAATTTTTAAACGGCACGCGTATAGTAAGTTATCGCTTAGTTGATGGATCGTACATTATTGCTGAAGAAGTTGACTCTGAAGAAGAAAACAACGTTATGTACATCGCATCACCACTCCAATTGATCCTCACTGAAAAAACACAAAAAAGCTTTTTACGCCCTTGGATAGATTGTGATGAGGACGAATTGGTTACGATCGCCGGAGATAAGATCATAGGTTTATCTGAAACACCTTTCGCCCTTAAACTGCACTATCACAGATATTTACTATTCCAAAGAATACAGAAAGTATTGAGTGATGATGAGCTAGAAGATGCATTAAAGGAAATGTTTAATCCTCAAGTTGATAATCAAGATTTCATGGATGATGAAGGAGAAGATTGGAAAACAGAACCAACTAATACTGCAAGTGAAGAAGACTTTGGTTTAAATCAACCTCTATCTGATTACCATACTGAATGGCGAAAGAAGTTTAGAGATAACAATTAAGAAGGCCCACCTTTTTTTGTTTGTACTTATTTATTATACCAATAGTTTAATCAGTTGTACACAACAAAATGATAAAAAGTGCATTTATTTTATGTACTAATAGTGAAACACATTATATAATAGATACTAAATTATGGAAAAGAACACTCCCAAGAAAAAGCTAAAACCTAGAGAAAAACCGCACTACGTAAACAACAAACAATTTTCTCAGTCCGTTGTAGATTACGTCACCTCAGTGAATGAAGCTCGTAAAAAGATGGTAGATGAGCCAAGGATCACCGAATACATTGGAACTTGCTTTTTAAAAATAGCTGAAGGCTTATCACATAAACCAAACTTTGTAGGATATACATATCGAGAAGAGATGGTGATGGACGCAGTCGAAAACTCTATCAAGGCGATTATGAACTATGATGTTAAAAAAGCAACACGCACTGGATTACCTAATGCTTTTGCATACTTTACGCAGATAACATATTTCGCCTTTTTACGTCGAATTGCAAAAGAGAAAAAGCAACAAGACATAAAAGAAAAATATATCGATCATGCAGGCGCTTCAGCCTTTATGGATATTGGTGACCATCCAGATCCAAATGGCATTGTAGATAGAGTGCGTTATAAATCACAACGAATTCGTGAAAGAGATGATAAGATAAAAGAATACGGTAAAGAACTTAAAAAGAAACGCGCCAAGAAGAAAATTATTGGTGGCTTAGACAAGTTTCTATAATACATTATGCAAATAGCTATATTGAATGACACACATGCTGGTGTCAAAAATGGCTCAGATATCTTTTTAGATTACTCAGCCAAATTTTATGATGAAATATTTTTTCCCTATCTTTTAGAGAATGGGATTAAACGTATTCTACACTTAGGTGATTATTTCGAACACCGTAAGTACGTTAACTACAAAGTTCTAGAACACAATTACAAACATTTTGTATCTAGGTTATACGAACACGATATGCAGATGGATATCATTCCTGGCAATCATGACGTGTATTACAAGAACACTAATGAGTTAAATTCGATTCAAACGATATTGGCGCAATACTCTGATCGTATTCATATACATATGGATCCAACTGTTGTAAACTATGACGGTTTAGATGTAGCACTGCTTCCGTGGATGTGTAAAGAAAACGAAGACAAGTGTATTCAGTTTATTAATACAGCAGCTGCTCCTATTCTTATGGGTCACTTAGAGCTCGGTGGTTTCCAATACATGGCAGGTGCTAATATTAAATCGCATGGTATGGATAAGAAAATGTTTGATAGATATGAATCTGTTTATTCAGGACACTATCACACGAAGAGCACCCAAGAAAACATTACATATCTTGGTACACAGTATGAATTAACATGGTCTGATGCTGGAGATCCTAAACACTTCCACGTTCTAAATACAGAAAACCGTGATGTTATACCAGTTCGTAATACTAATGTTCTATTTCAAAAGATTTTTTATGATGGCGATGATGAACCATCTATCACTAAAGAACAAATTGAAAACACGTATATTAAAGTAATTGTAACAAACAAAAAAGATCTATACGCTTTTGATAAGTTTATGGAAAAGGTTTACGATTACAATCCACACGAAGTAAGGATCATAGAAAACTTTGATGAGTATAGTGGTGATAACGTTGAAGATGATGACGTTAAAGTAGATGATACACCAACTCTACTTAATAGTTATATCGATGCTACTGAAACAAATTTAAATTCTGACATACTAAAAAAGATGATGCAAGAGCTCTTGGTTGAAGCCCAAGCGCTAGATACTATATAATGATTACGTTTAAAAAACTTACTTGGAAAAACTTTCTTTCAACAGGAAATACTGAAACAACGATTTATCTTGACCAAGACTCTTCTACATTAGTAGTAGGTGCAAATGGTGCAGGTAAATCTACAATGTTAGATGCTTTATCCTACGCCTTGTTTGGTAAACCTCACCGTAGTATTAATAAACCTCAACTCGTAAATTCTATTAATAACAAAAACTGTTTAGTCACAGTTGAATTTTCTGTTGGTAACATCGAATATAAGATTATTCGTGGTATGAAGCCAAACATATTTGAAGTCTATAGAAGTGGTAAGCTATTAGATCAAGAATCACACAGCCGTGATTACCAGAAAATCATTGAACAAAATATTCTTAAACTGAACCATAAGTCTTTTCACCAAGTAGTTGTTCTAGGATCATCTAACTTCATTCCTTTCATGCAACTACCTTCTCATCAACGTAGGAATGTGATTGAGGATCTTTTAGATATTGGTATATTCACAAAGATGAATGGTGTTCTTAAAGATAAAGTAAGTCTATTAAGAAGTCAAATGACAGACACTGATCATCAGTTAGAATTGTTAAAGGAAACTATAAGACTACAAAATAATCACATCGCGGATTTAAAAAGAATTGATACATCACAAGAGTCAAAGCGAAAAAAAGAAATCGAAAGAATTGAAGATGAAATTCTTGAAATAAGTAATAGTAATACCACATTGCAAGAAGAGTATGATAGCACGTATTTAGGTGTCAAATCTAAAATGGATAATGCTCACAACGAAATACAGAATCATACATTCGCAGAACAATCACTTGATACCGATGTAAGAAAAATTGTAAAAGAAGCAAAGTTTTACGAAGTAAATAACGTGTGTCCTACATGTTCTCAGGATATATCATTAGATTTAAAGAACGAAAAAATTGCTGAAGCACAAGAAAATGCTAAAGGCATACAGTCAAAAATCGATAAATCAATAAACGAACGTAGAAGTGTAGAAGTTTTACATGAAGAATACCGTGAACAATGGGTACACCTTAATGAAGTTCAGTCTTCTATTAATACAAATAACGTAAAAGTTACTGGACTAAAAGATAAGATAAAGTCATTGGAAAAGGTTGTTGAAGTTCAGGATACTACTGCTGCTGAAGAAAAACTCGAAACTGATCGTAATACTCGTGAAGAACTCAACAATAAGCGTTCAGAACAATCAAAGGTAAGCTCTTATCTTGATGCTATTAGCGAGTTGTTACGCGATACTGGAATCAAAACAAAAGTGATTCGTCAATATTTGCCAGTAATGAATAAGCTCATTAATCAGTATTTACAAATATTAGATTTCTTCGTGTTGTTTCACCTCGACGATTCCTTTAATGAAACAATTAAATCACGCCACCGTGATGAATTTACATATGCTTCTTTTTCCGAAGG